TGCCGGCGATGGAATCGCCGTTGGCGTCGTCCGACAGGTAGGCGAGGACGTGGCCGCGGACCGCGAGGTCGGCGCCGGCGGAATCCTTGAGCTGGATCGTGACGTTGATGTCGGCGCCGGCCTGGGCCCCGACCACGATCGCCGGCGTGCCCATCTTCTCGTAGACCCCGAGGTTGGCGCGCGAGGTCGGCTTGCTGGCGACGTCCGACAGGTTGTTGGCGGCGGCGAGGCTGCCCGAGAGCGGCCCCTCGACATGGCCGGTCAGCACCCAGACCCCCTGGGCGTCGACGTCCACGACGGTGCCGGCCGGGCTGCGGGTGCCGGTGCCGTCGGTCTTGGCGACGGTCTGGTCGTCGACGATGTAGGCCGTCGAGCCGACGTTGGCGATGGTGATCTCCTCGCCGCCCTCGGAGTTGCCCCAGCGGAAGATGCCGCGGTCGACATCGACGCTGAGGTCGCCGTTGGCGCCGGCCGAGTTGTCGACCTGCCCGGCGGCGCGGCCGAGCGCCCGCTTGGCCACCGCGGTCGCGCCTGGCTTGGCCACCGCGCCGTCGAGCATGACGAGCGAGCCCGCGAAGATCTTCGTCGCCGCGGCGACAGGCACGGTGATGCGGTCGCCGCTGCGGGCGGCGGTGTTGCGGTCTGTGGTGAGGGCGGTCATGCGGCGTCTCCTTCCTCGAGGTCTTCGTCACGGGTCTTGCGGAAGGCCGCCTCGTCGAGCCCCATGGCGCGGCAGACGGCCTTCTCGTCGTCGCTGAGCGCCGCACCCTTCTTCGCCGGGGCGGCCGCGCCGGCCGCGCCGGGGGCGAGCACCACCGGCTGCTTGGAGACGAAGGCGTTGAAGCCGTCCGGGTCCTTGGCGGCGAAGCCGATGGCCCACTCGCGCTGGGCGGGGACGATCTTCCCCTCCTTCACGGCGGCCTCGACCTTGGCGGTGGCGCGCTCGGTCGCCTGGGCGCCGAGCACCTCGCCGAGCTGCCTGTTCACCTTGTCGAACTCCTCGCGGGAGACGGACGTGCCGGAGTCCTTGGTGCCGCCGTCGCCCTTCTTGGCCAGCGCCGTCTCGACCGCCTTGGCATCGGCGTCGTCTGGGAGCGCCAGCGCCTCGCGCGTGGCCTTGGCGATGGCGGCGTCGCCGGCGGCCGCCTCGACCGCCGCGACAACGTCGGCGGCCTTGGTGTCCCCCTTGAGCCCGAGGGCCTTGCGGATCGAGGAGAAGGAGTCGCCCGCGAGCGAGTGATCCGCCTCGCGCTCCTTGAGGCGAGCGATGACCGCGTCCTCGTCGGCGTCGGCCTCGAGGAGCAAGATCTCGCGAAGCTTGGCGATGAGATCCATGTCGTTTTCCTTTCGCGCCAGCGCGGTGAGATCCTCCAGCGCCGGGTTGTTGGTGAGGGCCGCGCGCAGCAGGCGGGTCACGGCCTTGGTCGCGCGGCTGAACTGGAAGACGGGGGAGAGGAAGCGGTATTCCTTGTCGCGGATCATCCCGGCCGCCCGCTCGGTCCACTCGACCCGGCCCCAGATGCCGTCGGCCCGGGCCTGGAGCTCCTTGATCCACCCCGCCGCCGGCGCCGGCTGGCCGTTCCTGGGCGCGTTGTCGGTCTGGTGCTCGAAGTCGAGCACGAGATCCCGCCCGCCGGCCGCCCGAAGCAGGGTCTCCGCGTCGCGCAGGTGGAAGGGGCCGCGGCCGTCGTTGGTCGTGAACGTCCCGGAGGGCAGAAGGTGGACCCACTCCGGCGGCTCGCCGCCGGCGGCGACGATGGCGAAGGTCATGTGGGCGGTGCCGAACTCCATGGCGGCGGAGGATAGCCCCGCGCCCGGGCGTTGGGCAGCGGCCCCGCGGTTCGGGGAAAACCGCCCGGAGCGCGGCGAATTTCGACGAATTTCGACGCCTCTCGACGCCGGACGCCGCCGGGAGGGGCGAGGACGCCCCGAAACATCGCCGTTAAACGGGGTTTTAAACACGAGGACGGGCGTCCCGCCCGCGCCGGTAGGTGGGGCGCTCCCCGGGCGCCGATGCGCCTCCTCGACGCTCCTGGCGCGTCGTGCCCGGCACGCATCCGCATGACGTGCCGGGCACGTATCCGCATGACAGGTCAGGATGGAGTAGAAATTGACCGGCGCGGCGTCCGGGGCTATCGTGGTGTCCGTGATTTCGGCACACGCCGCTGGCGCGCTTCAACGGCCGGGATCCGAAGCCCGGCGGCCCGCGCGCCGGGCTTCATTCGTTGGGCGCGCGCCGCCAGGCCAGGGTGCCGCCGCGCTGCCGCATGATGTAGGATGCCCGTTCGGGGTCGAACGCGGTGACCCCCGTCCACCCGTTGGGACCGACGTCGAACAGCACGAAGGCCGGCACGTCCTCCCCCGCCACCCGCCAGCGCGCCATGTAACGGCGCAGCAGGGTGAAGCGGCCGGGTGGGTGCTCCTCCCACTGCCACCAGATCTCGTCCGGGCTCTTGATGGTGTCGGCCAGCAGCAGCAGCGCGCGCTCCCGGCCGCGCACCGTGACCTTGAGGCCGCCGCCTGGCCGGCGGAAGAGCGCGTCGCCGATCACCACCGGCTCGCCGATGACGTCGGTGAACACCGCAGGGCGCTCCGCGGTGGCGCCGAACTCGGCGAGGAAGCGCGCGACGTAGGAGTCCGGGCTTTGCCCCCGCGGCAGCAGCCGGGACGCCGGCGCCGTGCGCGGTGCCGGCATCGCGGACCCGGCCGGCGGGCCGGAATAGGGGGTGGGCAGCGGACCGCTGCGCGGCGGCGGCGTGAGGCCGTCCATGCGCCCCTTGCCGATATTGTGGCCCCAGCCCGGGTCGATGCCCTCGGGCACCTCGACGGTCTCCCCCGTGCGGGCGTTTCGGTAGGGCCGGGTCTTGACCTCCGGCCGGTCGGTGACCTCGAGGTTGCGGCGCTCCAGGTCCCGGTCCGAGAGCTGCTGGACTTGGCAGCGGCAGCTCCAGCCGTTGGGCGGGAAGTGGGTGTCCCAGAACGGATCGTCGTGGGGCAGGATCGTGCCGTGCCAGGCGCGGTGCTCCGGCCGGGTGCGGGAATCCAGCACGGCGACGTAGCGCAGATAGGGCCGCCGGTCCTTGGTGCGCTCCATGCGCTCCCACCGCCCGGCCGCCACCGCCGAGCGCAGGTTGGCGTCGAACATCACCCGGAGCCGCCGCGGGCTGCCGAGCTGGGCCGCGACGCTCTCCCCGGTCCTCGGGTCGATGACGGCGCGCCGCCCCCACCAGCCCTTCTCCTGGAGCACCGGCGTGAGCTTCTTGGCGAAGTCCTGGAAGGTCTCGCCCTTGGCGATCGCGTCGTCCAGGGCCGTGCGGATGTCGGCCAGGATGTCGAGGCGCATGGCCTTGGCGACGGTGAATGCCCTGGCGTGCTCCTGGCCCCACACCTCGCGCCAGTCGAAGCCGATCCGGAACCCCTTGTCGCGGAAGAACCGGACGGCTTCCGCCGGCGGCAGGGCGACGAGATCGACACCGGCCACGGCTCAGGCCCTCTTGCCGCCCGGCGCGCATTCGCACGTCATGCGATGCTGCCCGTGTCGGTCACCTTGAGCTCGGGGGTCTCGACCATCTCCTCCCCGGCCGAGGTGGCGACCTCGCAGTAGATGACGTAGATGCCGGCCGGCTGGTCGGCGGCGCCGGCGGCGTCGTCCAGGGTGAACTCGACCCGGGGCCCGTTGATCGCCCCGGCGGGGCTGCCGAACTGCGCCGAGACCACCGCGCCATCCTTCTGGACGCGGAGCGCCAGCACCGAGTCGAGCGTCTCGCCCGCCTCGAGCCGGGCGGTGAAGTCGATGGCGAAGACCTCTTTTTCGTTGCGGTGCTTCAACAGGCGCATGGCTGATCCCTTTCACTGGCCCCTTTTACTGGCCCCTTTTCCTGGCGACGTGGACACGCGGCCGCCTCCGCGCGCCGGCGGCGGCCACCCGGTCGCGCGCCCTGGCGATCGCGACCTGGCTGATGGCCGCCGGACCGCCCGCGGTGGGCGTGAGCGCCAGCGCCGCGCTCGCTTCCCGCGCCTGGCCCAGCGCGAGAGCGATGGCGCCGGCGGCCGGCATGACCGCCGGCGCCGCGTCCGTCTCCTGCGCCCGGCCCAGGCCCACGGCGGCGAGGGCCGCCAGGATGACCGGCAGGGGGAGGGAGATCTCCGAGGCGATGCCGAGGGCCAGCGCGACGGCGCCGGGTTGCGGCGCGATCGCAAGCGCCGCGTCGGCTTCCTGGGCCCGGCCGAGGGTCACCGCGATGGCGCCGGCGGCCGGCGCGATGGGCAGGGCCGCGTCCGTTTCCCCCGCCTGCCCGAGCACCGCCGTCTTGGCACCGCTCGACGCCGCGATCGCCAGGGCCGCGTCGGTCTCCTGGGCCTGGCCGAGGACCACCGTGGCCTGGGCCGCGGCCGTCACCGGGAGGGCGGCGTCCGCCTCGGCCGCCGGGCCGAGGGGAACGCTGGCGGCGCCGGCCTGGGGCGCCGCCGGCAGCGCCGCGTCGGCCTCCTGCGCCCGGCCGAGGGCCACCGCGAGCGCGCCGGCGGCCGGCGCGATGGGCAGCGGCGAGTCCGTTTCCCCCGCCTGCCCGAGCACAACCGTCTGGGCGCCGCTCGTCGCCGCGATCGCCGGTGCCGCGTCGCTCTCCTGGGCCTGGCCGAGGATTACCGTGGCCTGGGCCGCGACCGTCACGGGGAGGGCGGCGTCCGCCTCCGCCGCCTGGCCGAGGGCCAGCGTGACGGCGCCGGCGGCCGGCCCGATGGGCAGCGGCGAGTCCGTTTCCTGCGCCTGGCCGAGGACCACCGTGGCCTGGGCCGCGACCGTCACGGGGAGGGCGGCATCCGCCTCGGCCGCCTGGCCGACGGGAACGGTGGCGGCGCCGGCCTGCGGCGTTGCCGGGAGCGCCGCGTCGGCCTCCTGCGCCCGGCCGAGGACCACCGTGGCCTGGGCCGCGGCCGTCACGGGGAGGGCGGCATCCGCCTCGGCCGCCTGGCCGAGGGGAACGGCGGCGGCGCCGGCCTGCGGCGTTGCCGGGAGCGCCGCGTCGGCCTCGGCCGCCTGCCCCAGACCCACGGCGGCGAGGGCCGCCATGGTGACCGGCAGGGCGAGGGAGATCTCCGGGGCGATGCCGAGGGCCAGCGTGACGGCGCCGGGTTGCGGCGTCGCCGGCAGAGCCGTATCGGTCTCCTGGGCCTGGCCGATGGCGAGGCTCGCGGGGCCGCCGGCGGGGGCGATGGCGAGGGCGCTGTCTGCCTCCGCCGCCTGGCCGACCTCGACGGTGCCGCCCCCGCCCGCTGCTCCAGCGGGCTTGATGGCGACGGTGGCGGCACAAGAGCCGAGATCGCCAGACACCCCACCGCAAATTCCAGGGTCTTCCGCGCCCGCCGTGGGAATGGACTTGGACGCCGCGATCACGCCTGCTTTATAGGTATCCACCCCCGCGTCGTCTTCGAGATTTCCATACCCGGAGGGTGCGGTTGGTGCCCAAGAGCCCGAATGACCAACGCCCGCAAACATCAGCACGACGGCATCGTCGGTGTTGGTGGTGATGGCCGGTGCGTCCCAGGTTGCCACGACCGTGGTGGTCGTGGCGTCCTCGGGCGTCGTCGTATCAGCGCCGGTCCAGATATGAACTAAGCCTGCGACACCAAAATCCGAGCCCCCATGCCCATTAAACTGCACGGAACTATCCGGCGTTGACCCCATAACCTTTCTGTAAACACCAATATCAAGCAATGCAGAGTTGAGATCGGCAAGCTCTGTATAACCTGATGTGATAGGCGCCATGTCTTGATCAGAGAATGATGTCTCGGCATAAGCCGCATAAACAACATCATCCTCGGCCACGCCAGCCGGAAAGGTGACGGTGATGTCGGCACCGTTCGCCCCATTATTAGAGGCGGTGCCGCGAAGCGAGAGCGCCACGACGCGCCCCTACACGAAGATGGAGCGCAGCGCGTCGATGCGGGCCTGGACGGCCGGGCTCTTGTTCACCGTGACGGTCATGTCCGGGTTCGGCCAGGACCGGTTGACATGGACCAGGGGATCCTGGCTCGTCGGAATATCCGTCCCCGCGCCGGGAAGGTTCGCCCGCGCCCAGGCCTCGAAGGCCGACGCCGCCGCATACAATCCCTTATAGTCGGCCTCGATCTCCGCGCGGGTCTTCTCCGGCCCGCCGATCCCGGCCTCCCGCGTGCTCGCGACCAACGCCTCCGTCACCCTGGCGAGGCTGCCGGAGTCCATCCAGGTGTCGGCCTCGGCGACGAAGCGCTCGCAGTTGGCCGCCAGATCGTAGATCTTTATCACGTCGAGCCGGACCTCCGCCGTGATCTCGTTGCAGCGGCGATAGATCCAGGCCGCGAGCCGGAACAGCGTCTCCGCGCCCTGGCGCGGGTCGCGCGTCCCCGCCGTGGAGTCGATCGGTGGTGCGAGGGGCATGGGCGTTTCTCCTTTCTAGCTTCGGCCCCGCGGGCCGGCGAACGGGGCGGGCGAACGGGGCTCAGGACGCCCTGAACCACCCGTTGGCGTCGATCTGCCCGGTGATGTCGCCGCCGTTCGTGGTGATCGCGAAATCATAGTGCGCGAGGACGATGATGTTGGCGTCGGTCCCCGCGCCGGTGTCGGCGTCGTAGCAGATCAGCATCTTGACGAGGTCGTTGTTGGCGGCGCCGCCCGCTTCCACCCAGGTCGGGTCGGGCATGTCCACCTCGTAGCGGTTGTTGGTGTCGTCGGGCGCCGGCAGGACGGCGAGCTCGGCGTCGGTCACCGTGATGCGCGCATAATTCGTGAAGTCCGCCTCGGTGTTGCCGCCGGCCGCGAGGAGCGCGCCGAGATCGTCGTAGTCCTCGAGGGTGGCGTCGGCCTCGGCCGCCTTGAGCAGGACCAGGACGAACGCGGAAGCGGCGGGGTCGTTGTTCTCGACCCGGTTGTAGAGCTCGACAATGCGCCCCTTGGCGATATTCATGATGCCATCGGCCATGATTACTTTTCCTTCTCAGTCCGTGGTTGAGTCCGTGGTGTTGGCGCCGGTCTCGCCGGCGAGGCGGGCCGCGAAGCCCGCGCGGGCCAGCAGCTCGGTGAGCCGCTCGGGCTCGATGGATGCGACGGCCGCGGCCAGCGCCGCGCGCGCGGCCTCCGGCGTCCTGGCCTTCCCGAGGACCTCGCGCAGCGGCGCGACGACCTCCTCCATGACGGGCTCCCAGCCGTCGGCCTCCAGGAGCTCGAGGATCAGCGCGTCGACCGAATCGGCTTCCACGGCCCCGGCGGCCGCCAGCGCGGTGCGATCGCGCGGCGGCGCGCCCGGCGGCACGTCGCGCGGAGGCGCGGCCGGCGAGAGCAGCTCGTCGTCGTCCTTGGGGTCCTCGAGGCCGAGCTTGCCGCGAATCTCGCGCGCAGACACGCGGAGCCCGAGCGGCACCAGCTTGGCCACCGATTCGGTCAGCAGCGCCATGTCGTCCTGCTCGGGCCGCGCGATCTCGATGTGCGGGTAGGCCGGGCGAGGGCCCAGGTTGAGGTCGATCAGGGGGCGCACCAGGTCGCGGTTGAGGGTGGCGGCGAGCTGCTTGGCGTCCGAGCGCTCGATGTCGCCGCGCACCCCGTCGTGGACCTTGCCGGCGGCGTAGCTGCCGGAGTCCCCGACCTCGGTGGTCAGCGTCTGCCCCAGCACCGCCTTGGAGATCTGCTTGTCGATATACTCCGCCATCTCCTTGTAGAGCTGGCCGGTCTCGCGCGAGGCCCCCGTCTCGACGAACTCGATCATCATGCTTTCGGGGACGATGGCGGCGGCGTCGGTGCCGATGTTGGCGACCGCCCTGAGCAGGATCGCCTTGTCCTCGTCGGAGGCGGAGGGGTGGAACTTGCCCACGCGCAGCGGCATGCCGTAGACCTCGATGAAGGCGATCCAGTCCTTGAGGTCGTAGTTCTTGAACAGGTATCCCCAGGCCGCCGCCCGGGCGAGCCCGCCCCGGATCGGCAGGCCCGACTTAGCCTTGTGGTGGTGGGTGACGAACTTCCAGGCCGGCAGCGGCTGGGGCCCCTCCTCGGTCCTGAGCCGCAGCGTTCGGCCGTCGACCCGGTCGAGCTCAAACCAGCGCGGGTCGCGCCACTCGAGGCGGGCGGGCATCCACTGGCGCTCCGACATGTCCCAGACGATCTCGGTCGCCGAGTAGCCCTTGCCCACGGCGTCGAGGATGTCCACCACCTCGTCCTCGAGGCAGTCGCGGCCGAGCGCCGCCTCGACCAGCTCCGCCGCGCGGGCGTCCTCGGGGGCGTCGGAGGCCGGGACCACGGTGATGTCGAGCTGGGCCACGGCGCGCTTCCGCGTGCCGATGACCGAGAGGTAATGGAGGTCCTTCTCCTCCATCTCCTCGGCGAGCTCCAGGTAGCGCAGCGGGTCGCCGTCCTCGGCGCCGCGCAGGATCGAGGCCAGGCGCTGGGGCGTGAGCCCCTGGGCCGGGTGGCCGGTCATGACCGAGCGCACGCCGGACAGGGTCGGGGCGGCGATCTCCTTCTTGAGCAGCGAGCGGTCGATCGGCCGGTTGTCGGGGCCGTAGAGCGTCACCTCAGCCATCACCACGCCCCCCTGATGCCGTGCCAGCCGCCCGCGCGCCGGTCCTCGCCGGGCGGCGGTCGGAGTGGAGAGCGGCCGCCGGCGGGCGTCTCGTAGCCGTAGGCGGCGATGTCCATGTCGGCGGCGAAGTGAAGCATGGCGCCGGCGATCGCCGCGTCGCCGTGGCGCTGGCCGCCGCGCTCGGAGCGGGACCGCAGCCCCTCGGGCACGGAGATCACCCCCTTGTCCCGGCGCAGGCCGCGGAGGTCCTGGCGCAGGTCGCCGTCGCGCGGCAGCTCGATGGTGGCGTCCTCGAAGCGCGCGACGAAGCCCGGCATGGTCTCGCGGTACCAGGCCTGGGTCGCCATCACCTGGGCGACCCGGGTGGCCCCGAAGGTCTGCATCGCCCGCTCGGCGATGGTCGCGCCCAGGCCGCGGGCGTCGACCGCGGCGGCGGCGAACCGCGGCACGCGCCGCAAGACGTGGAACAGGATGGTCTCCTGCTCCTTGAACGGGCAGTTGCGCAGCTCCACCACGAAGGGCACGCGCAGCACCGCCCCCGCCTTCTGGGCCGGCATGAACACCGTGAGGTCGCCGGTGCGGCCGAAGTCGCCGCCGAGAAAGCTCAGCAGCCCCGGGTCCATCAGTTCGATCAGCGGGTCCAGCGCGTCATCGATCCAGGCCCGCGCCTCGGCGTCGCGCACCGCGTCGGGCTCGAGCTCGAAGCCGGCCGGGCAGTGCCACCAGACGACGCGGCCGGCGGCGCTCATGCAGCGGTCGATCACCGCGCGCGACAGCACGACGCCGGCGCCCTGGGAGGGGACGACGTCGAGCTCCTCGGCCGCGTCCTCGCCGTAGATGCCCCGGATACTGGCGACCCATTCGGCCTCGGCCGCCGGCGTCCAGGCCTTGCCCCGCACCAGGCAGATGCGCGCATAAAGCCCCTCGGCCACCGCGTCGTCGAAGGTGACCCGCATGAGGCCGTAATCCCTGCGCCCGGCGCGGATGTCCTCGACCAGCTCGTTGAACGGGTTGTCGGCCCCCTCGTGGGTCGAGAGCACGATGACCCGGCCGCCCCAGATCAGCATCGCCAGCGCCGCCTTCATCAGCCCCGGCAGGTCGTCGTGGAACGCCGCCTCGTCGATGATCACCAGGCCCTGGCGCGAGCGCAGGCTGCGCGGCTTGGAGCTGAGCGCCTTGATCTCGAAG